GGAGGAAGGGCGGAGAGGCCCCTGCCAGCAACCCTTCAAGTTAAAGGGTATAAGGCGGGCGTCCCGCCCCGTAGTGTATAAGACACTACCCTTCCCCCATAATTTTGGACGGGAGTCCAGCTACATTACCGCAGGAAGGAGGTTAGAAACCTTCCCCTTTGGTTCCGCAGTGGAGATTCCACTAGGGACTGATTGGGGATCAGCCCTACCCAACGACTCTTCAGTCGTAGGGATCCGTAGGCCCCGATCGCACAGCCTTGGGTTAACCCATAGGCGGCCATAACTTGCCAATGGAAGAGCGCAATTTCCGGGAAAATGGAATCAATCCATTTATCGGGCTGCGCCTCCCCCACACCCACTCTCGTCTCTAACCGCTGAAGGCTCGCGCCTTCCGCAGTTTTAGGCGAAACCCGCACAAAGCGAACGTCCCGGGGGTTTGCTAGCCCCGGCCCATTCACTGCTGAGGGAGTATTCCCCCAGGCGGGCAGTAAGTGTTTTGGCAGGGCTACGAGCCAGGAAATTACAACCTGGCGCGTAGTGCGATAGTGTCGTGCATAGCAATGGTTTGCTAATGCAACGAGACTACTAATAACGTCGGGGGACTTTACCATCGCTGATGGTCCCTTGAACCAACGCGACACACGCAAAGGTGCCACGTCGTACCCGTTGAGGTATTCACCTCCGCAACTTTCCCGGAATTGTCCGGGTCCTACATCATAGTAGGACTTATCGCGGTTGACGGTGAAACCAGCGGCTTCAAGGTTCCTCACCACATCCTGTACGATGGAGTGGTGTACGATGATATCGTCGCCGTATACCCACCAAGGGTGGGTATCGGCACCAGCCTCAGCGCTGTATTGGCATATCGCCGCAAAGAGCAAACTTTCCACAGGGAAAGTCAATGCTGACCCCATGGTGGCAAATTTCCGTAATGGAATAATGCCATAGGGCGTTTCGCATTCACGAGATCGTGTTGCGAAAAGCCAGGGTAATAGCGGCGTACTTGCGAAACAGCGTTTCACGAGCGTCCATCCTACGGAATCTGACGCGGCTGACAGATCGATCGTGCAGTACTCACCAGTTATAGAAGCAAGATAGGCTTGATGCCTATTTGTTTCTTGATTGGGGAGATCAATTCGCTTTCTAAGGAAACTGTGATGACCTATAAAGTCATACAGAGACTCCTTGACAGCTTGTTGAAAATACTGCATGCCAGACGGTTCCATGCAAATCACCCTTCTTTTGAGGATGGTTTTTGGGACTGCCTGAAATCGACTCGTTCGGTTGCATACGCCTCGCTGCCATTCTACTGGAATTGGCGGCAAAACGCGGTCAATGGAACAAGCCCCGTTCTTCTGCCACACGTACCGAAGCAGTGAATCTGCTTCAATACGTACGTACTTGGCAAAAGGTGAATGGTTCCCAGGTAGCGGGACTAAAGCTGTCCCACCACCTCCATCGGAAGTAGCGCCAGGACCATGGTGTGGTACGTGTACCACCCTAAAGCCCTTAAGCCACTTTCGAAGGACCGACCTAACCCCTTCGCATAGGGTATCGGGCGGTTCGGGAATGCGCACATCAGTCTTTATAAAGTCGTCCAGAACGTTATAGTAAACGTCTCGGAGCGAAACATGGCTTAAGAAAGCCAAGACTTGATGTGTGCGTCGGAATAGACCAGGATCCAATGACAACTCCATATAGGCCAGATCCGATAGAATCGGGTCCAACACACGGAGTTGATCGTCGTCCAAAGACTGTATGAAACTCTTTGGCTTCGATCCAGCCTCGGTTGTTAAACCGAGCAGGTACGAGTCCGCGCTCTTCAGCGTGGAAGCGACGACTCCTACATCCAACCGCGCTATGTCCTTTATGTACATAGCGATGGAGGAAGCATTTTCTCTGATCTTGAGGTCTTCCAGAAGGGTGCCAAATAAAGTGAGTGCATGAGCCCATGTGAAAGAATCACGTGGACTTAGTGGTACTCCGCCCATCTGGAACGTAGCGGCTTTCAGGTGTTCCTGAAGGTCCAACCAAAAACTGAGTTTTTGGTTCAGCCGTTTCGACATGGATAGTCACCTCCATTACGAGAGGGACTGCGGCAGTACACTACCATGAAGCAGCGCAGTAATGCGCCCATTCATAGTGGTGCTACCGTCCTCGTAGAGACCACCGTAAAGACGATCTAAAAACGCCTTTACGAGATCGACAGTGACGGCTTCGTGCTGCGGAATACGCATCACGAGATGGGCTTCGAACGGAAGAATAATCTTCGAGTTCGTGTCCGTGTCCGTCACGCCGAGGTCGCTACGAACTTGCAAAAGGACAGCAGTGCCACGCTTATTCTGACTCTGGCTGGAAGGATCCAGCTTTGTGCCAGTGTAGACGTTGGCAACCTGCGAGACGGCAAACCGATACGTCTCAACCCGATCAAGGGGAGACGTTAGGTTTGACAAAATCGCCTCGCCAGGTTTATAGCTTGTCTTTGCAAAATCCGTGCCGAAAGCAAGGTTTGCGGGTTTAATCTGACGTGCTAATTCAGACGCCGGAGTAAAACCCCAACTTGTTGTGTAGGCCATGATAGGCCCTCCTTTCTCTAGATCATACTTAGAGATTGTTAACTACGGCTTGAATTTCTGAACGAGAAGTGCAAAACCATCTGCACCTCTTCGGATGTTCAGCCCGTTCTCAAACTCGAGGTCTGGAACAGAGATAGTGGGATCTTCATGCCACCGATTGTAGACTTTTAGGTCGAGGATTAGTTGAAAAGGATATTCACTAATCCCTCCTAAGCGGTTTCTACCGCGAGGCCTAACAGTGGTGGTAAGGCTACGAGTAGCTTTGGAGGAAAGGATCGCGACTTTGGCCCCAAAAAGGTCAATGTCTGTGCGGAGATCGAGGTGGGATAAGGTTTCTCCTATAGGGATAAACCAATCCACAACGAACGAATACGGGATAAAGTCCCATAAGTTCTCCCTCGAGACGACAAGGTCAAGGCGGCGCAACTTATCAAGTATGGTAACTATAGGTCCAACTCTTGGATCTAAAATCACCTTACCATGATAGTGTACGTCGACTTCCCTGCCGACATCATCCGTAAGAGTCCTATGTGACATCGCTCTTACATGCGTAAGATTGAATTTCACATCCGACTTAGGAAGCTTCGTAACGATTTCGTGTATATCCTGTATTAGCAGGCGTATACCGTACTCGTACGACAACCAAAGGTTGGCCCACGCTTTCGCGTTTAAGGGCTTCTTCTTAAGTTTTAACAACGGGACTACCAACTCTTTCAAATGTCGTAAATCGCGTAGAAACGCGATGGAGTTGATAGTCAGGACCTTAGCGTCAGTGATCGCCTTGGTAATCAATTCTGTCTTTTCCGCTTTCGGGATTTTCCCGTACGGAGCTGCGAACTGCAAGCTGTTAAGTCTCTCATGAGACATTAGCCGCACGCGGTTGCACATAGACGAAAAGATCTCCTCGGTGACCATTACAGCCTTTTCATCATAGCGTCTTGAGAAGAAAGCTTTGTAGCTCGCTTTTGCGCGCTGCACTTCGCTTCCTGTCTCATCGACCCTAATGATGTAGGCTACCTCGGTTGGATCGCTAATAATCTCGACATAGCCGCGAAAAACGGCTAGCCGAAGATTAATAGGGTCACCAGCCATGAGGTAGGTGAGAGGTATGCCGCCAGGACCGAAATATTCGAAGGAATAATCGGTCATTAATCTGCCGTCATAAATCTCAATTCTGTAATAGGCTCGCTTCCCCACGACTCTCCACTTATGGTGGATATAGACGTAGGGATTTCCGGGTTTGGTAGGTCCGTCTGGAAAATCGCCATATCTGGCGTGATCGTGCAATTTTATCCAAAAATCTTTTGGACAAAAGAACTCGAAACCGGATGGACTAACATGTACAAGGTTCGAACACAGAGGAAGGGTTTCACCTTCCTTTCCATCTGTGCGAAAGTACTGGATTACTCCAGTATCGTCCCATGTACGGTCCCAATCCCGAACGTGAATTTGCGACAGATCCTTTAGCGACTCAATACTAGGATCATAGTACCTCGCGGTACGTTGAACATAGTATTGTCCGCCATATTTTGTAGGATCTAAGAACGCAATGCCGCTGACGTTACGATGATGACAATCTTTGTCACCCCGTTTGTCGAAGGATTTCGATGTCCTAATGGACTCGAGATACATCGACTTAGCGAAATTCGCGGTGAAGAAAGTTATATAGTAGTAATTCAACTGTATAGCTTCTCCATCGTGCGCTATAACGGCAACTTTCCCCAAAAATCTCACCTCCTATCAGAGAACGCGGCCCGCCGCAAGGGCCG